AGGAAATGGCGTGTCATACGGCTTATAGTCAGAAAAAATCATAGCTCTAAATCAAAAAGTTGTTTCCTAAAAATTTTAAACGTCATCTCAATATCATATAGTGCATCATGCAGTCGCTTGGGATCATGATCTATATTATATCTCTTTAGTAGGGTCGCCTGAGACGTTCTCAACCCCCTCTCTTTATGATTAAGCAATCTATACTGCCAAGCAAGTAAATTTTCTTTATCTACGGGAATTTGTTTAGCAATTGCCGTTGCTAAAGATTTAGTATCAATGATTCTATTCACATATGAATAGTCTGACTCTCTACCCATTAGTTTGCGCCATATATTTACCATGTAAACATCAAAACCTAAGACGTTTTGACCAACGACTAGATTCCTTTCGTCATATAAATCCTTCTCAAACTTTTCCCACACGGTGTTTGGCGGCATCGATTTCTTCGCGTATTCATCGTACGAAAAACCCGTAACCCTTGCTGCACCCTCTGAGACGTTCAGGTTAGGCCAGTGAATAAAGAAATCTCTTTTATCAATTATCTTCTCACCTTCAACAACTAACCAAGCGATTTGCCAAGGTCGAGAGGTAACCAAGTTCAAACCTTCAGTCTCGGTATCAAAAACAACGTATCGTTGTTTCTTATTAAATCTAAGTAATGACTCATCCATGTTGTAAATAAGACTCAAGGCAGAACTCATTACTGCCAAAGTGGTTAAGGTTGGGACTGCTCAGTGTGGCTGCTCTGCCAAAATTTCTATTGCAGAGAATCTTGTATGTTTGAAGAGCCTCTACATCAGACTTCTCGTTGTACAAGATAGTTTTCACGTCCTGCATAGGCGCATTGCTTGATTGGGCAAACTTACTGACCTTTTCAGTCAACAGCTTATCAAATGGCAAGTTGTTTTGTTCTAGCCAGAAGGTCGGCGGGATGTTTTTAAAGTTGGGGATGCAGTTTTTTAAGTATAACTGATTTTTATGTATGAATGAATCATAGAATGGTATCACAAGGTCGATGTGGCTTTCTGACCAGATACTATTCAGGTATTTAAAATCTACTTTGCGTCGCCCTATTGTTTGGGCGAAAGAATAGATTTTGTTAAGTAGTTTGCAACCCTCATCATCTTTTGCGAACACTATTATTTTGTGATCTGATAAATCCCCATCCTCTTCCACATCATTGCAACATGTAATTCTTAACCCAAAAACTAAATGAATACCTTCTTCTTTGCAGCTAGTATGAGATTTCACAAAGCCCGTCATCGAGTCTTCAACCAAGACTAGTGGATTGATGTCGTGCTCCTTGCAGTGATCGATAATCTCCTCTATTTTTAAGATACTCTTTCCTATTGAAAAGGTGGATTTAAATACGGGAATCATAAAGGAGACTGTAACACTCCCACAAACAGCCGTCAAGAAGAATGTGCTGGACAGCCTTCATAATACTTCATTTCATAAGCCCCACCATCAGGTACCAGATCTTCACGGAACTCATCTTCAAAGAAACTTCCAACAGACTGGTTATTTTTGTCGTAAATAGTATAGTAAAAGAAATCAAACTTCATGGGACAGTGCCACTTGGGAGAGCCATCCTTTTTTAGCTCTCCCTTTTTCTTAGCAAATCCACATAAAAGCCTTCCACTAAAAGAACCATCTTTAGGAAAATCTTGCCTAGCCGCAAAATTACTTTTTGCCTCCTTGATAGAGAAATTGTCCAAATATTTCTGTATTTCTGATAGCTGCAATTCAAACCCAATTAAATCATCAGCATCTAATGGCTTCATCCGAACCACGCCTGAGTTTTTAACGTTTTCATCTAGCTCAAATTTAAGGAATAAAAACTCGCTGACACGCTTTGCGTAATCGGGAAACAAATTCTTAACTGCCAGACTATACATTAAGTCTTGAAGGTTATCTGTTGCGTCCTTACCCTTAAAGACGGACTTGCTGGTTTTAAAGTCTCTGATTATGGCTAATTTTTTTCTTTTATAAAGAAATAATTTATCTATGAAGCCTCTAATCTTATAGGCAACCTGCCCATCTTCCTTGACGATATCAAAATCTTTTTCAGAATATTCTTCAGTTGGCTTGCCCGTTTCATCGCCAAAGAAATCATAAGTCAAACCATTATAAATCATCTCTTTTATTAGGGAGATGTTTTCGTCATCGTCCACACCCTCACGGACAGCGTGTTTCATAATCAACCTTTTGACCGAGGGGACGCAAAACACATCCTGAGAGCTAACGATGGCCTTGTAGTGCTTGCCTCTCCTTTTTGGCCCTAGCACCTCAAAAATTAAATGGCAAATAGAGCCTCGTCGCGCACCATCGTTACTTCGCTCGGGCAGTTTGAGCTTGTATTTACACCAGTATAACCACGCACACGATTGCGCCGTTTTTATTCTACTGGCAGATAGGGGTGTTTCGGGACTAGCCATCACTAAATATTAAGGCACTCTTAATTTCTTTTTTAGTGAAGCAGGAAGTATTATTCTTAATAAAATCGCAAATATATTCTAGCTGTTTAGCTTGATCATATTCCTTAGTAGACCAATTTTTATTAAAGTCATACTCATCTAAATGAGCGTCACCAAAATCATTATAGGGCTTTGGTGGGAATTTTACAATTAATCTATCTAGATCAAAGTAGGAGGATAACTTGATGAATGTTTTTATTGCAGCTACAAGTCCTCTATTTTCCCCGCTATTGAAATCATTATTAGTAGCGATAAAAATCCGATGAATAGACTTGCTATTAAGATAATTAATGATGTGGCTATTAATGGATAAGCCAAACATAACCAAAACGTTTTTAAAACCTTGTTCATAAAGAGCCATTGCATCACCGATGCTTTCAACTAAAATTACTTCATTTTTGGATTCAATCTCCTCATTAGTAGGGAGATTCCTATTGAAGGCGGGATACACCCAGTTATTTCTGCGTCCAATATGTTTCCATTTTGGATAATCATTACCATCGTCAACTTTTCTACCTGAAAAGCCTATAATTTGATGATGCTCATTGTATATAGGAAACACCATTCTGCGATACATTTTACCCACGCCAGCTAATCCAACCTCAAAAGCCTTCTGCGTAGACTCAGAAATTTTTCTGCCTAAGTAAAAATTATAATTAGGAAAAAGCTTATCTAGTGACTCTGGAGGGTATATTTTTTCCATTTCTGTGGTCTGTTTCGGCTTGTAGGGCATCTCTGCGCCACTATTCGGGGCACCTAAAATTTCTTCACACCGCTTCGAATCTTTAACTGTTAATCTGACAATTGCTTCAAATGGCTTACAGCCTTTGTTCTCGACAAAATCCATCCACACACCTGTGTCCTTGTAGATTTTAACCGCAGTGGGGTTGTCGCCATCACGATATAAGGCTGAACTTCGCCAGTGGTCACCACAATCAATCAGTCTATAACCAATGGACTCTAAGATGCCTTGAAAATTATCAGAATTCAGTGAAGTCTGGAATTGATTCTTGGTTTCCATCAGTATCTAAATCTTCATCCCCATTTAATATTCTTGCGATATCCCTCAAATCTCCACATTCCTCGATATTAAAATTATTAAAATTAAGGTTTATAGCGTTTTTACGGAGAGCATCGCCCACCCTAACAGGTTCTATTGCTCCTGCTACATCATCACCCAAGTGACGAGATTTTACGTTAATTAGCTTATGCGTACCGAAACGCTGCCCCTCCGACTCTATCTCGTCCGCAGTCTTGTTTCGCAGAATGAACATGTGGGAGCAAAACTGGGTGATTCGGTCCGATAATGAAACAATAGATTCGTCATCAACAATCGTCTGAGCGGTACGGTTATTTGTGATGCCGTAGCGGTTAGATTGAACTGAAGTGATCATTGGTATGATGGGTTCACCCTCCCATAATATCTCTTTTTGGACACACTTCTTAAACTTATCTACCATTTCGCCAACCACCTGCCACTCAGATTTATTGGCAATGTTTTCTGAAGTGGTTTTTATATAATCAAAAGAAAAAACCATTCTGTTTCCACGTCCCACCTTTGAATAGTAGAATCTTTTGAGCGTATTAACCATGGAGTCCACATCCATTCCACCCACATTGTAATAATAAAATTTTAGGTCTTTTATCTTACCCCAAACTGCTCTGACTTTATTTACTACGTCCTGTCCAGCCTGTCTCCACTTACCGCTTTCGAGAAGGTGCATTGGGACGCCTGAGAGCGCGGCGCACTGCCTCATTATAAGCTCCTCTTTGCTCATTTCACCATTGTCAAAATGCAAAATTGGCACATCGTATTTCAAACTCACCTTGGTTGTATAATCCATGCAGAAGTTTGTTTTTCCCACACCTGACCTAGCTACTATAACCGTGATATTTCCCGCTCTCAAAAGAGAACCATAAATCTGGTTAACCTTAGGGTGTGGCCCCATCATTCCAAATTCTGTGAGCGGATTGTTACCCCTTTCCTCAACCAGAGCTTCCATATCCTCATAGATATTTTCGGGAGTATCATTGCCAAGCTCATATAAATTAATTCGCGAATTATAAATCGAATCAGCAGCCTCGACTATGTTTCTATAGGATGCGTCAGGCGTGATGCTCTTCATCTTCTTTGCGATATCTTGAGAAGAGCGCAAAATTTCACGCCTAATCGAATACTTTTTGAGTTCCTTGGCAGTTTTTAACGTATTGCCAGCGGGTACTTTTCGCAAGGTTAGGGACTTGATATAGTCGGATGGGTTTAAATTATCCTCAAAAGATAGCCCTACTTGGTTCACTCGTTGAGCGATAATAATTTCATCTACCTCATCGCCACCATTTATGGCTTGCTCTATGATCCTAAAAATAGTCGAGTTGAGAGGACTGTTATCCGAGTAAAAATCCGAAGTATCAATAAAGTTTGAAATCTCTGCGAAAGCCTCGGGGTCTTTTAGTAAACCCGCTAGTAATTGTTTTTCTAATTCAAGATTGTAAATCATTGTGCTTCTGTACCCCTCTCATCTTGCATGTCTCTCAAATAATCCTCCAAGGTTTTAACCAAAGCTAACTCGGTCATGCCGCAGTCAAATTTCGAATAGACCAGCGGCTTGCCGTTTTCGGATGAAACAGCCATAATTACGCCCTTATACCTGTCAGAACCACCAGACAATTCGTAAAGATTATCTACCATTTCTGTTGGTAGTGAAAACTCATTATTCTCCTCTTCTTCTAAGTTCATAGGTATATTTTTTGATCGTTGAATAAAGACGCGGTAATCGTGTCGTTCGGATAAACTTCTGCCAACTTTATACTGTTGGCCTCACAGAAGTCAAATTTTTTTTGATCCCTCTTCAACTGGTCAGTGTATTTTAGTCTGTTCTTGTGGAAGAATTTTACATACTTGGTGTGTTGAGCGCCTTGAACTTCCACTGCTATTTTTTTATTGGCATTATAGAAGTCCAGAGTTAGACGACTTCCAACCACCCTAAACTCTTCGAAGACTATATCGTTCTTCCAGTAGGGATACAAAAATTTCTTTACTTCGGTTTGAAATTTACTGCGACTTGGTTTTTCCCAATCGATGAGATATTTCTTGGCGTTCTTTAAATTTCTGACTTTGCCATACCCGTCAATAAACTTCATACTTGAATCTGCTCCTTAAAGTAATCTATTAAGAATTCACACAGCTTCTTGTCTTCCTCAACGGTTTTGAAAAGCTTATTGTCTCCTTGAATTTTCTCTGGGAATTCCAAATCTTTAGATTTTAAAAGTTGTTTGAAGTCCTCGCTAGGCTTTATCCAAGCTCCTTTTTTCTCGACAAATTCCCACGCATATAGAAGGTCTATTACCTCTTTTTCCACCCAGATAGATGTGCCATCGCTTCGACCATAGCGGATAGGATAAGAGACCGTCGTATTGGTGTTTTCATGCGCTGACTTTTTAATAGTTACTTTGGCATGGTGACCAATAATAGGATTCTTTTTTGGGTCCATCGTCTTGACGGTTGGATTTTGCAAAATTAAATCGCCTTTAAAACGCGGCTCAAACTCCATGATGTTATTAGCAAAGTGAAGTAAAGCATTTCCACCCGTAGCTGTAGTCTGTCTAACTGGAGCCTTAGCATACGGGTCAAGCTTGATGTCGGCGCGGACTTGACTAATAAAGATTGCCATGTGACCACGCTTTCCTAGTGCAGTACTGGTCTTTTTGCAGAAATCTGATGCAATCACAGCGCCACCCGCGACCTTGCTACTCTCGTCAAAATTCTTACCCAAATCGTCTTTACGGATTAAACCGTCCACAGAGTCCAATATAAAACAATATTTAATCTTGTCATCATTATTGGTAATCAGTTGCCTGATTAAGCCCATCGCCGTTTCGTATATATTACTTTCAAAAACAAAGCAGGTTCCATCTACCCAATCCTCAGGAGAAAAAACAAACTTAACACCCGATCTTCTTTGCACCTCTGGCCCAAGCCTTCCCTCTGCCTTAATATATAAACCCCTAGACTTGTCAATGCTGCCGAGAAAATTTCTCATGACCTGTAGTGATTCTGAGGTTTTACCGCCCTCGTTGACACCCGTAAACCGATGTAATCCAGGCCCAAATCCCCCTGCTAAGTAAAGGTCTAACTGCAAGGAGCCACTGGACACTTTATACTCCACGGTCTCTTCAAAATTATAATGATCGTCCTTATTGGCCTTTAAATAATTACTTAAAATACTCTCTGGATTCACTTCGCTACTCATCTAAAAAATCTTTTACTGTTTTTGTTTTACGAGGAACAAACTTGTCCTCTCCGACTTTTTCTCCGATATGATAGACCTCATACTTGGATAAATCAACTCTAAAGTTAAAAGCTCGAAATTTTTCATCCAGCTTTTCTTTCAGCTTGTCGCTAACGAGATAAGCTAACGAGTCAAACTTTTTACCAAAATCCACTATGTCCATGAACTCTAGCGAATACCGCTCGCAAAGATCATTTAACATCTTCATCTCCCTAGCAAAAAAGGGACGCCTAGCCTTATCGGGAACCTCCAATAGGCGAAAAATAATTTGTCTTTTGTTTGGACCTTTAGCCTTTGCCACTAAGAACTAATAACGTCCCCTAGATCTGCGTCAACCATTTTCTTTAC